CTCCGTCATCGCGCCGGTCCTAAAAAATTCTCCGGGGGTTATATTTTAGAGGACTTTTTACTTTCACATAGCATTTATACGAGCTCATAAGGTCGATTTATTCATTTCTTTCTTTTCTCCTTTCAAGAGATTTTAGTCGGCTTTGTGAGTTCTTTTAAATGCTATGTAAAACTTTATATAAACCCTACTAAACAATGCAAAAACTATACAATATTTAACCGAGAGGAGGCAGCAAGGATGAAGAAAGCTAAGGCTGTAACCTCTTCCAAATCTTCGAGAAAGATAAGACCAGCTTTATCTCCAGAAGCCAGAGAGAATCAACTGGTATCCTTGGCCGTAGACCTTGCTGAGAAACAGTTATTAGAAGGAACTGCTTCTTCTCAGGTCATTACGCATTATTTAAAGCTTGGATCAACAAAAGAAAGAATCGAAAAAGAAATTCTCGAAAAGCAGAAAGAGTTGATTGAAGCAAAGACACAATCATTACAGTCGGCGCAAAGAATCGAAGAGTTATATTCTAATGCTCTTAATGCTATGAGAAATTACAGTGGACAAGGTGGTTCAGATGATTAATAAAGATGTGCCCGATTACATCTTTATTTAATGGAGGTGACTGAATGGACGACTGGAAAAAAACGGCTAAAAAAATGTATAAGCATCATCAAGCATATAAAAAAATCGCAGAGTGTGTTGGTAAACCGGAAGATGAAGTTAGATCATATTTAAAAAGTGAACGAGAAAAGGAAAAGTCTAAAGATAAAACAAAGACTAAACCAGACAAGTTTACGGTGTTCGAAAATTTAGCTCCAACAACACACATTCAAGAGTGGAGTGGTAATCAGGTTCTCTCGTTTGGTTTAATCAGTGACACGCATATCAATTCTAAATACACTCAGCTTACATATCTTCAAAAATTTTATGAAATTTGTTCTCAGAGAGGAATCAAAAATATCTATCATGTTGGGGACATCGATGAAGGTGAACAAATGCGTACTGGCCATCAGTATGAATGTTACACACAAGGTGCTGATGATCATATAAGCGAGATTGTAGCTAACTATCCTTGTCTTGATGAAATCGTAACACATTTTATCACTGGAAATCACGACTCTAGTATTTATAAAAGATGTGGCGTTGACATTGGCGAGATCATCGTTATGAAACGGAAAGACATGAAGTATCTTGGAAGAGACTGCGCAAGGATTGAGATTACTCCAAATTGTATTCTTGAATTGCGACATCCTTGGGATGGAACGGCTTATGCGTTGTCTTATAAACCACAAAAAATGATCGACGGAATGGAAGCAGATAGTAAACCTAATATTTTAGCCATTGGTCACTACCATAAACTTGAATATTTATTTTATAGAAATGTGCATTGTTTTCAGGCTGGATGCTTTCAAACACAAACCCCATTCACAAGAGGAAAAGGCATTAGCGTTCATCTTGGGGGATGGATCATAACTGTCGAGGTTGATAAAAGAGGTTATGTTCAGAGGATCGTACCTGAAATGATTCCTTTTTATAAAGGCATTAACTCAGACTACAAAAACTGGAACCAAAGTTCAAATGATTAGAACATATTCTGATCTATCCAGACTAAATACTTTCGAAGATCGATATCAGTATCTAAAGCTGAATGGAGCTGTTGGAGAAGAGACCTTCGGATTTGATAGATTCATCAATCAGAACTTTTATAAATCGCCCGAATGGAAAGCCGTTCGGGATTTTGTAATTGTGAGAGATAACGGTTGTGATCTTGGTGTAGAAGGTTACGAGATCCGAGGAAAAATATTCATTCATCATATGAATCCGATTTTATCAAAAGATATCGAGACTCGAAGCGAGTTCTTATTAGACCCAGAATATTTAATCTCCACCACTCACCCAACTCATAACGCTATTCACTATAGCGATGAAAGTTTACTGATTCAAACACCGGTTGAACGATGTAAAAACGATACTTGCCCATGGAGGCACAAATAAAAAAGGAGAATTACTATGGAGAGTATACTGACATCAATCAAGAAAATGCTCGGAATTTCAGAAGAGTATACACACTTCGATGCTGACCTTATCATGCACATCAATTCTGTGCTTACAATTCTAACTCAGATTGGTGTTGGTCCATCTGAAGGTTTCTCGATCGAAGATAAAAATGCTGTATGGACAGATTTTATTCCAGAAAGTTCAAAGCTGGAATTTATAAAGTCCTACACTTATATGAAGGTGAAGCTTCTGTTCGATCCTCCTCTTACCTCTGCCGTAATTGAATCTATTAATCGTATTACTTCCGAGCTTGAGTGGAGAATTCAAGTTGCGGTCGATCCAGTAGAAAATGAAGAGGAGGTAATTCAAAATGAGTAACACATTAGAACATCACGGCATTCTAGGTATGAAATGGGGTATACGAAGAAACCCGGCTCAACTTTCTAGAATTAGAGGATCTTCAAAAAGCAGTTCCGATGGTAAAAATAAAAAAAATGTTAAAGAAATGTCTGATGATGAACTTAGAAAAGTTGTAAATCGTCTTCAATTGGAACGACAGTATTCTCAATTGTCAGATAGCAGTGTTAGTAAAGGAAAAGAGTATGTACAAAAAGTCATTAAAACCGGAACTACTGTTGCGGCTGTTACAACGACTGCTCTTACTCTTTATAACAATGCTGGGAAGATCAAAGATATCGTTTCAAAAATAAAATGATAGGAGAATAAACTATGGCATTATCAAACACTGCCGTTCCAAAATATTACGGCATGTTTCGAGATGCCGTGATTCGAGGAGAGATTCCGGTATGCAAAGAAATTTCGATGGAAATGAATCGTATCGACGATCTCATTGCCAATCCCGGAGTTTACTACGATGACCAAGCGGTCGAAGGCTGGATAAAATATTGTGAGGCAGAGCTTACTTTAACTGACGGCTCAGACTTACATTTGCTGGATAGCTTTAAACTATGGGGCGAGCAACTATTTGGATGGTACTATTTCGTTGAAAGAAGCGTGTATGAGCCAAATTCTGATGGACATGGTGGACATTACATTAAGAAAACCATTAAGAAACGTTTGATCAACAAACAGTATCTTATTGTCGGAAGAGGCGCAGCTAAGACAATGTATGGTTCGACTATTCAGAGCTATTTTATAAATGTCGATACATCAACCACACAGCAAGTTACGACAGCCCCAACTATGAAACAAGCCGACGAGGTCGTGGGTCCAATTAGGACATCTATAACAAGATCCCGAGGTCCCCTGTTTCGTTTCTTAACCGAAGGTTCTCTTCAAAACACAACGGGTTCCAAAGCGAATAGGGTTAAACTGGCTTCGACTAAGCTGGGTATCCAAAACTTTCTGACCGGTTCCATCCTTGAAGTGAGGCCGATGAGCATAGCCAAGCTCCAGGGCAGACACGACAAGGTCGCCACGGTTGACGAATGGCTTTCGTGTGATATACGGGAAGACGTCGTTGGCGCGATTGAACAGGGCGCTTCAAAAAACGTGGACGACTATCTCATTGTGGCTATGAGTTCCGAAGGTACTGTTCGAAACGGAAGCGGCGATACAATCAAAATGGAGCTATCTGATATTCTTAAAGGTGACTACATTAACCCGCATGTTTCGATTTGGTGGTATAAGCTTGATTCCCTTGATGAGGTTTCAATGCCGGAAATGTGGCTAAAAGCCAATCCAAATCTCGGAAAGACTGTTAGCTACGAGACTTATCAGCTTGAAGTTGAAAGAGCAGAAAAAGCCCCAGCAGCCAGAAACGATATTCTGGCAAAACGTTTCGGAATTCCTATGGAAGGTTATACTTATTACTTCACTTACGAGGAAACTCTTCCACATAGAAAACGAGACTTCTGGCAGATGCCTTGTGCATTAGGCGGCGACCTTTCTCAGGGAGACGATTTTTGTGCGTTTACATTTTTGTTTCCGTTATCTAATGGTTGTTTTGGTGTCAAAACCAGAAACTACATATCTTCATTAACGTTAATGAAATTACCAGCGGCCATGAGAATTAAGTATGACCAATTTATGAACGAAGGAAGTTTGATCGTTCTTGAGGGAACTGTGCTCGATATGATGCAGGTTTATGAGGATTTAGACAGTCATATAACTGAATGCGGTTATGATGTTCGATGTTTCGGCTTTGATCCATACAACGCAAAAGAGTTTGTTGAACGTTGGGAATCCGAAAATGGTCCATTCGGTATTGAAAAAGTTATACAGGGTGCAAAAACAGAGTCCGTTCCTTTGGGAGAGTTAAAAAAACTTTCTGAGGAGCGGATGCTTTTGTTTGATGAGGAACTTATGACCTTTGCTATGGGTAATTGTATAACCCTAGAGGATACCAATGGAAACAGAAAATTATTTAAAAAGCGTCATGAGCAGAAAATCGACGCAGTGGCAGCTATGATGGACGCTTATATAGCCTATAAACTTAATAAAGATGCTTTTGAGTAGAGATGAAAATATTTTTAAAGTAAAGGAGAGTTAGTTATGAATGATCTTACAAGTACTGAATTACGGGTTATGAACGGTATAACAACGAACCTCAATACCAACGTCAACCTTGGTAATACGATTCAAGAGATCATTGGACATTTGGTAAAAGAAGGAACGCCGGTAAACGCTTCTTCCGCAAATGCCACCTTATCTGTTAGTGGAGTAGTTGTCGATGGTGAAACAGTATCCATTGGCGACAACGTGTATGAGTTTGTGGCAGATGTTGCAAAGACTGTTTCTGAAGGAAACTTCCCGGTCGATATTTCTGACAATACTACTGCCTCTTATGGTTCGCTCACTATGGATGTTCAACCTATTTCTGGCGATACTGTAACAATTGGAGAAAAGATGTATATTTTTGTGCCAGTTGGTACCGATACTGCTGACGCAGAAGTATCTATTGGCGCAAGTCTATTGGATGCGCAAGCCAATATTATAGCAGCTATTAACGGGACTGATGGAATTAGTGATCCGCATCCTCTTGTTAGCGCTGGAGCTTTTTCTGCCAACGTTTGTACTATTACGGCTCTTATTGGCGGGACTGCCGGGAATCTCATTGCTACTACAGAGACATTTACTTCTCCCTCCAATATTTTTGGAGCTGCTACCCTTGGTTCCGGTATATCTCCGTTGGAGAAAACACTGTTTCTGGTCAGAATTGGCATAAGGTTGCTCTTATTTCGCTGTAAAGAAGGTGTAATTTATTTATGTATAATAATAGTTTTACCCATTACGGCGTTTTAGGTATGAAGTGGGGGGTTAGACTTAAGCGATATACCGATTCTACATCTGCGGGCATACGCCTAGAAAAAGGTACGAAAATTAACAGGATCGCCAGTGAAGGTGATGAGAAAATAGGTGGATCGAAGTATGCCGCCTTTAAACCAGAAGATGTAGAACAATACGAATTTTTTTTAGGTGGAGAGAAAAAATTTAATTTTAACTATAAATTAAAAGAGGTTCTAATCTCGCCGAACGAAAAACGACAAGTCGAAGCCTTTCTCGAGACAGTAAAAGATATGGGAGTAAAAGAGGTAGCATCAACCTTAAAAACAAAAAGTAAATTTTCAACATTAAAAGGGATTGAAAAAGAATTGACTAAGGCGGTCAGTGGTAACGATAAAAGCATAGTTAAAACATACGATAAATTTAATAGTTTACTATACGCTAAGGAGCTAGAACCAGTTCGCAAAGAATATTTTAGCAAACTATCAAAAGAAGGATATAACATGATAATTGATAGTTCTGATAAAGACACTATGGCTGATTTTCCAGTTCTAATCTTCAATGGAAATAAATCTTTAGAGTTTGTCTCTAAGAAAAAGATTTAAGTAGTATTATAAAGGAGGTGATGACTAAAATGGAGGTGACATTTGGTTCCAGACTGAAACATGCTTGGAATGCGTTTATCAACAAAGATCCTACGGGGTATTTCAAGGATGTCGGAATTGGCTACTCTTATCGACCTGACAGACCTAGACTTACACGTGGAAATGAGCGTTCAATCGTAACCTCGGTATACAACCGTCTTGCATTGGACGCCTCCTCGATCAATATTCAGCATGTAAGGTTGGACGAGAACAATCGTTTCCTATCTATCATCGATTCGGGATTTAACGGTTGCCTCACCGTCGAAGCCAATATTGACCAAACAGGCCGCGCCTTTATACAGGACGTGGTAATGTCAATGCTGGACGAAGGAAGTGTGGCTATTGTTCCAGTCGACACGACCTTTAATCCCGAGGTTACCGGTTCTTATGACATCCAGTCTATGAGAACTGGTCAGATTTTGGAATGGCATCCGAGTCATGTCAAGGTTCGAGTCTATAACGAGAAGACCGGTAAGAAAGAGGACATCATGGTACCCAAGAGTGCCGTCGGTATTATCGAAAACCCTCTTTATGCGGTCATCAACGAACCAAATTCAACTATGCAGCGCCTTATTCGTAAATTAAATCTTTTGGACGTGGTGGACGAACAGAGCAGCTCTGGTAAGTTGGATTTGATTATCCAGTTGCCATATGTAATCAAGACAGAAGCAAGACGTCAACAGGCCGAAAAACGGCGTAAAGATATAGAAGATCAATTGGCTGGTTCTAAGTATGGTATTGCTTATACCGATGGTACTGAGCATATTACACAGCTGAATCGTGCCGTCGAGAACAATCTAATGAAACAGATTGAATACTTAACGAGTATGCTATATAGCCAGTTAGGTATCACTCAGAGCATCTTAGATGGTACTGCGGACGACAAGACAATGCTGAACTACTACAACCGGACGATCGAGCCTATTATTTCGGCCATTGTTGATGAGATGAAACGAAAGTTTCTCACAAAAACCGCTCGGTCACAATTGCAGTCGATTTCATTCTTCAGAGATCCGTTCAAACTTGTTCCGGTTAATGAGATTTCTGAAATTGCTGACAAGTTTACTCGAAACGAGATAATGACGTCGAACGAAATCAGACAGATCATCGGAATAAAACCGTCGGATGATCCGAAAGCGGACGAGCTTAGGAATAAAAACCTGAACGAGCCGTCAAAAGATAAAACCGACTCAGCGAATGATGTGACTGAAGAAAAGATCGGGATGGCAAATAACAAATCGAAGGAGGAAAATTCAAAATGAAGAAATTCGATTTCAGTGGCTGGGCTACCCGAGCAAATCTCAAATGCTCTGATGGCAGAACCATTATGAAAGACGCATTTAAGCATAACGATGGTCAGACGGTTCCTCTTGTGTGGAACCACCAGCACAATGACCCTCTGAATGTTCTTGGGCACGCACTGCTGGAGAACCGCGACGAGGGTGTCTACGCATACTGTAAGTTCAATGAAACGGAATCCGGCAAGAACGCCAAGCTTTTGGTCGAGCATGGCGACGTATCTGCTTTGTCTATCTATGCTAATCAGCTGAAGCAGCAGGGTCCCAATGTGCTTCACGGCGCAATTCGTGAGTTGAGCCTCGTTTTGGCAGGCGCGAACCCCGGAGCGTTCATCGATGCCGTAATTCGGCATGGGGAGGCATCCGACGAGGAAGCCATCATCTATACCGGTGAAAATATTGAACTGTACCATGCTGATGAGCAGAAGAAGGATAATTCCGAGGATAAGAAAGACGAGCCTAAGAGCGAGAAAAAAGAAGACGAGGAAACTGTTGCCGATGTATTCGATACTCTTACCGAAAAACAGAAAACGGTAGTATATGCAATGATCGGACAGGCACTCGAGGAAGCTGGAGCGTCAGAAGATAATAACAATGATGATTCTAAAGGAGGAAATAAAACAATGAA